GAAAGCCCATTTCGACCATAATAATTTCGAAATACCACTTTCCGGACGTTGCCGCCGGCTGTCCCAGGCCGCAACCAAGTGCGTTGGAAACGGAAGACTGATCCAGACGGACGCCGCCATTGATGACGGACATCCGGCTGGAAACCTTGGCTGCATCCCAGAAATAGGCCATCGGTTAGACGTCCGATCCGGATATGGTCGCATAAATCTTGATTACGTCTTCATCGGCAACAGGTAGCGCGCCGGTGGCGAACTGCGCCACCGGGCCGAGGATGCCGCCGCCGCCCGTGTCGCCCTTGGTGGCCACGCTCACGAGCGCCGCCCCGTAAATGGTCGGGTCGGTGCCGTCCATCGTGAAAGAGGCTTTGCTGGCCGAATTGGAGATGGACTTGTTCGAAACGCCGCCCCCGGACCAGATCGGGCGGTCGACCTCGTCGTAACCGGTCGCCTCGGTAAAGCCCGGCGATGCATAGGTATCGCCGATAACGGGCGTGTGATCGTCGGAAAAAAGCGCGACATACCAGTCGGTGACCTGCGTTCCCCCGGAGAGGATGACATCCAGCAGATGGTTGATGAATTCGTCCGGACATAGATTTTCCTCGATTCTCTCGGCCAACAGCCGATCTCCTCGCCATTGTTCGACGTGCCATTCGGAACCGATGACTACTTTTTGATGCAGCGGGCGCGTTCTTATGATTTCGGCTCCCGTTTCGACTCCGAATTTTAAACCGTGTCTCATGCCAGTTTCTCCTTGAAATAAAAAACGATGGTTGCGGTCCCGTCGCGCTGGATGTTCAATCCATAGATGTAACCGTTGAAAGCACCCTCCCAGAAGCTGATGCGAACCAGGACTCCCTTTTCGTGGAATATTTTCAGGGTTTGCCCCTCAAATGCGGTGACCCGGCATTCGATTTCGAAATCCCGGTCGACAAAGCTGGTGCCGTGATGTGTGAGAACCCCGCCGCCGTCCAGGGTCTTGTCCCGGCCGATCCGCGCCGTTGATTCGTATTCCCCGGTTTCCGGGAAATTCCGGAGGGCGAGATTGCTTCCCGGATCGTCGACGTACAGTTTGCTCAGGTAGATCATGATCCACCCAGGAGAAGTTGATCCAGGCCCTCCTCTTTGGCCCGGATCTGGATCGCCCCGAACAATTCCCACATGATCATTTCAAGATGGGGCTGCAGGCCGGCGCCGTCGACCGTGATCAGTGCCTGTCCGCTTTCCATCCTTTTTGTCCGGGCGTTGAGAAATTTGATCTGGGCGCTGTTCAGCTTTTCCTGCATCTTCAAGGTGCGTTCACGCGTCTCGGTTTCTGCCCGAAGGGATTCCTGGATGGACCATTTTTCGGCAAGGCTCGTTCCTTCGTCCCATTGGGAATACAGGTCGGTAATCTGCTTGCCGGTATTGGCAAACATCTCGGTGATGTTTTCTGAAAGGGCGGTCGTGACTTTTGCGGCCGCCTCGATCTCGGCGATATCCACCTGGGCCTTGTATTTGAGCGCATCCTGGATCGTTTGGGCCTTGGCCTTGACCTCGGCGATTTGCAGATCGGTTTCGAATTTCAATCGCTTTTCGGCAGGAATCTCTTCAATCGCCTGTTTGGCCTGTTCGATCTCCTTTGTGTCGACCGGGACCATGATGGTGTGCAAAACTTTATCTTCACCCTCGCCGACCCAATACTGGATCTCTCGAAGGGCTTGTTTTGCCTCTTCGGTATCGACGTTGACCTGTTTCGGTTCCTCGACCAGGATGCCGAGGCGCCGCATCTCTTCGGTCAGTTCCGCCGTTCCGTCCCTGGCATTATCCATTGCCTTGACGGTTCTCAGGTTGGCGTCATAGGCGCTTTCTCCATAGTCTTGCGTGGCCTCTTTGGCTTTCTGGTAGCTATCCCAGATCCGGTCGACTTCGGCCTCTGTCTCGGCCAGCGCCTTGCGGTTGGCCTCTTCCAGCTTTTCGTCGGCCCCGATCCACTCGTGGAGTTTTTCGACCACCGCGTCCGTGCCCTTGACGATGCCGTAAACGGCCGTGCCGACGCCGGCCAGGGTGAGCAGCACCGGGTTGGAGGCGACCGATCCGGCGGCGATCACCTTCAGGGCGCCGCCCATACCCTGGATGGCCTCGGTGGCACTGCTTATCGGACCGGTGATCTTCGAGACAACCGAACCGATGCCGGAAACATTGCCCAGCGCGGCTTTGGATTCTGCGTCCAGGCTGTTGAACTTCTCGATCCATGTGCCGATATGGCCGGCAACGTTGACGAACACCTCGGCGATACCTCCGGACAGGTCCATCAGGCTGGTGATCGTATCCACGACGGTTTGCATGGTTCTGGCCAGGGACTCCGGACTGCTCAAATCGATGCCGCTGAACAGCTCGCCGAAGATGTCCCTGATCTTTCCGAGAGAGTCCAGCAGATCGGAATAGTCGATCTTCTCAAGGGCTTCCGGCAGGTTTTCTGCAATCTCGCCCAGGGCGTCCTCGACGTCATCGAGGAAATCGTTCAAGGCATCGAGCAGCGGTTCAAAGGCGCCGGCATCGGCGGCATGTTCAAGGGAGTTGAGAATCGCCGTGATGCCGTTGATCGCACCGGTACCGGCTTCCTGAAAATCGTCACCGACCGTGGAGGCAAGATTCTTGAACCCCTGGATCAACCGGTTGACCGCCACTTCCGGGTCCTTCAACCGTTCAGCCACCTCTTTGGCAGCCGACCCGGTCGATTTCATGGCCACGGCGGTGATCTCGGACGATTTGCTCAGGCCGTCGAACACCTCCACCATGCGGGCGCTCTGCTCGATACCCACCAGCTGCTGGGTGACGAACAGCTTTTGCGGCTCGTCAATCGTCTGGAAGGCCCTGGCCACGTCATAAAGGATATCCTTGCCGGAACGCAGGTTCCCGTTGGCATCCTTCTGGGCCACTCCGATGGAGGCCAGGGCATCCTGGACCGGTTTGGAATCGTCGATCAGTTTGAGCAGGCCGGTTTTCAGGGCCACGGCCGCCTCGTCGCCGGAGCGGAACACCTCGATCACAGGCGTGACAAGACCGGCCGTCTCCTCCATGGAAAAACCCATGGTGCGCGCAATGGGCGAGATCCCGGCCATGCCCCGGCCGAGCTGTTCGATGTCGGTGGCGTAGTTGTTGGAAACCTCGTTGAGGATGTCGATCAACCGCCGGGCATCTTCGGCCGGCGCCTTGAACCCTTTCAGCGATGCGATCAGAATCTCGCTGGAGGCGGACGCTTCGAGTTCGCCGGCAATGACCAGGTCCATGCCGTCCTTGGCCAGGGTCATGGCCCCCTGGATATCGAAGCCGGCCTGTTTGTAGCTGGCCGTGGAACTGAGGACCGAAGCCGCCGACTCGCCGTATTCGTTGGACAGCTCCTTGGCCGTGGCCTTGGCGGTTCCCAGGGCTTCCACATTGTCGCCGGCGACTTTTTTCAGTTCGGTGAAGGCGGATTGCAGCTTGGACGATTCGCTATAGGCATATGCGATTCCGGCAGCGGCCAGGCCGGCAAGGGCCGCATTGAGTTTGATGACACCCGAGGTGAGGGTCGCAAACGGCTGGGCGACCGAAGCGACATGAGAATTGAGGTTGTCAAGGTCGCTGTTGACCGACATGATCGTGGAGCCGACCTTGTTGGTCCCTTTGAAGAGGATCTCGATTATGCGGGTAACGTCTGCCATTATTCCGGCCTGTTTTTCGGTTCGTCGTAGAATCGGCCCCAGAGGACGATTTCGATGTCGGTCAAAAACCCTTGGGGAAAGACATCCGGGAGCACTTCAAATAAAAACCGTTGTCCACCGAGGCCCCTGGAACAAAGCGCGAGCGCTTCTCTCACTCGCCGGTCGTTCCAGAGGCGTTCGATTCCCCCAGGGCCACCTGTCCCAGGCCGGTTAGCTCCAAAATTTTTGAAGTGATTTCGTAAAACGTGGTCGGGCAGATATCGGCCAGCTTGACGCAGTCTTCCTGCTGAAGATCCACCGAAGCCACCCCGAACTCGCAGACGGCAATGCGGTACACCAGGTCGTTGGGCACATCGTCGGACAGGCCCAGGGCCTGTTGTATCGCTTCGATTTTGCTGCCGGCCTTTTCGCTGACGATTTTTTCGATCAACTTCTCGACGACAGCGTTGCGCGTAATGCGCTCCCTGGCCCTGGCTACTTCGGGACCGGTGAGCATCCGGACGGTCAGCTCGGGTTTTTCGCCTTTGTCGAAAAAGGCGGCCAGCGCGGGCACCTTCACCACAGCCGTCCGCCTTTCATGCCTGGCCTGTCTGAACTTCTCGACGTTCATCATGAGCTGAACTCCACGGACGGGCTCTGGCAATAGACGGTCGCGTTGATCTTGTTCTGGGTGCCGGACGGAAAATCCCGGACGACGCCCAACATGCCCTGGCTGAGCAGATACGGGGCCTTGTTGGCATCCGGGAACCACTTGACGGTCACCACCTCGCCCTTTTCCCGGATGATGGCGTCGGTGACGCCGTCCTTGGCGTAAACGGTGAAAGAGACGTCTCCCACCGAGTCGGCCTTCATCGAACCGATGGCGCCGGACACCCCGGACCCTTCGTACATGGTCTCGCTGGACTTGGTGACGCCCAGCTCTGCCGCACTGAAGTCGTGGACTTTCAGCAGGGTGGTCAGCGAGGGCGTGTAGTACTTGACATAAACGCCCTTGGGCTTGGTATCGGCATGGCTTAAAGGCAGCGCCTGGTTGAACTTCACATGGGCGTTGATCTCGGCGGCCACGGCGGCATAGGAGCCCTTGCCCAGGTGGAAGGCTTCCGGTACCGGGTATTCGGCGTACTCGGCATGCTGGCCCATGTCCTGGTAGATTTCTTCCTGGGTGATGACCGCACTGGCCTGCGAACTCATGCGCACCTGGCCAAGCTCGACCGCATCGGCAGGCAGCAGGGGCGGACCGCCATTGGCGCCTCGGGTTTCTGAAAATTCTGTTCCTTCGGTTCCCTCGACTTCATCGTAATTTCCTTCATCGGTCATGATGATCGAGGAAATTTTGAAATTCTCGGTGGAAGGACGCGTCACCGTCTGGCTGTCCGCCGCCATGGAGTGAATGACACCCTTGCTCTGGGCCTTGTGGGCGATAATGGCCACGGTGTCGTTGGATGCATGGGGTGAGAGCAGCTTGCTGCCCTCGGTGATCCCGTTGGCCCGGACCACGGGTTCGTAGCCGGACTTTCCGGAATACAGAATGCCGTGGTTGAACGTTAAATGATCTCCACTGTCGGCCATCGGAACGAAATCGGTCAGGTTCCGACCCAGCTCGATCTGAATTTTTCCTCTTTGCGAAGTACCCATGGGATTTACTCCTCTTTTTTTGGGTTAGGCGTTAATCGTCTTCCTGCGGCGGGTACGTGCCACCGAGCTTGTAGTTCAGCTCGTAAACAAGCAGCGGGCCGGTGGCGACGGCCAGGCGCTCTTGGGCAGGCCACAGTTCGCCGTCACCGATAACCAGGCCGAGCAGCCGGTCGCGGACACCCTCGATGATGATGTGGCAGGCTTCGGCACCGTCTTTTCGGCTGCGGTGGTTCTTGGCGACCAGGATCACTGAAAACCGCATGGTGTGGTCGACCTGGACATCTTCCGTCTCACGGTCGTCAAAGGTTGCGCCGTTATAAACCACCCATAACGCCGGCAGCCGTTTGGCTTTTTTTGCCAGATCTTCGATGTCACCGGCAAACTGCTCGATCTCGCCGGTGACTTCGGGGATGCCGGTCAGGGCCGTGATAATGCTGTCAATGCTTTCCTGGATCATGGCGCTTAAATTTCCGTTAAATAGTCGGTTAAAATTGCGGCAATCTCTCTCAAATCCGAATCGTTGACACCCAGGTAAGGTCGGGCTGGGATGGTGACTTTATGACCGCGACCGGCCTGGCCGCCCAGCTGATGGATGGCGCCGTAAATCACGTTGGTTCCCAGGGCCACGGAGGAAGATCCGACTTCGTAAACGATCCGGCCGCGCAGGTTCCCCGATTCGGTCAGGATCTTGGGATGCTTCTTTTTTTTGAGCGTCGCTGCCGAAAGAGGCGTCCATGGGTTGCCCTCCGGATCTTCTTCATCATGAAAGCGCTCCTCGGTCCGCCGGAGCATGTATTCTCCGATGGATTTGAATGCCGGCCGCGGATTGGCGCCCCGCCGCTCGATCCTGGCGAACAGGCTCCGGACTTCTTTGTCATCAGCAGCAATGGATAGTGTTATGCCGGCCATCAGTACTTCTCCATGACATCGGGACCGAAAATCTTGGTCCGGGTACCCACCAGGCTGGCCTGGCCGGTACTTTCGTCCGGGGACTCCGGTTCCGGCTGCTGTCCCAGGGAGGCTTTCCCGGAAGCCACGTTTTGCAGAAACGAAACTGCGTTTTTATAGTCACGCTGCCGCTCCTCGGTGGCTCCGATCCTGCGCTGGAACAGGTTGTAGATGGCAATGTCCACGCAGAATTTGCGGATGATGCCCGGCACCGGAGAAAGGGGCACCCGGTACCGGGAGGCGCAATAGGCATCGATCTCCGCTTCCGCGTCGCCGATGGCCCGGTCCGTTCGGGAGGTGTCGATGACGCCGGCCTCGTCATCGTCGGTCAGCTCGATCAGCACATCCTCGCTGACCTTCTCCATCAGATCCTCCAGGGTGCAGTAGGCCATGGGTTACTCCGCCGGTGGTTCACTGGTGTGTTTTTCGACCAGGGCCACCAGGTCGTTTTTCAGCGCATCGGAAGGATAGTCCACTTCCAGCTTGTCCAGCAGCTTTTTCAGTTCCGGGACGGTCATCTTCTCCGGCGGCTTGGTCTCGGCGATCACGCCGTCATCGCCGGCAGCACGCTCGACGTGCCCCTTGCCGATCAACCGCAGGGCTTCTTTCTCATCCATGTTGCGGATGGTAGCACCCTGCAGATAGCTTTTGCCTTTGAAATCGATACTGCGCCTGCCCTTAACGATAACGTCCATGGGATTCTCCTTGGTTTATGATGAGGGCGCCTTCAGCTCCCGGTGATTAAATCACCGTTGCGTTGACCACGGCACCGGGCCGCTTGAGCACCGGCAGCGGCCGGGACTCGCACTTGATCCAGCGGCCGGACGGATCGTTTTTCTTCCAGGATTTGGAAAAGAACATGGCCGGCGCCCCGCCTTCGCCCACATTGCCCACACCACCGGGCGCGTCATCGTCGACCACCGGCGCGTAGGGCACGTCGACCAGCTCGTCGCAGATGCCGATCAGCAAAAACTCGTCGTCGGAAATGTACCGCTGTCGAGCTTCGGCGTTGTCGAGGTACGAACCGTTGTACTCATCCAGATCCACCCCGGCCAGTCTCTCGATGATGCCGTTTTCGGCAATCTTGCTGCCGCTGTCGTGCTTGAGAAAATCCTTGACGGCTTCGTGGGCGATCAGGGCGTCCATCACCCCCGAGCCGACATAGGCCAGCCACGCATCGATGCTGGTCCCGCAATCGTCCTCGATCAACTGCTTCCAGCTCCGGATCTTGGCGATGGGATTGCTGGCCGCGTCCGTGAACAGGTCGGTGCCGGTCAGGGTAGGCGTGTGTCCGGCAGCCACGTTGTAGTCGACCAGCACGGTGGTCATGTCCGCATCGTAGATGACGCCTTTCAGTGCGTTAACCGCCCAGAACTCCAGGGTGCGGTCGTGTTTGTTGCGCATGTCCTTTTGCTCCTGGGCGATGCGGGTTTTCATCATTTCCACGCCCGCCTCGCCGAAACCGCGATAGGCGTTGAGTTCGGAAGTGGCGATGAATCGCTTGTTGGCGATGCGCGGGGCAGTCAGGGTGACGGTTTTTCGACCGGTTTTGTCATCCACGGTCGCCGGAGCGGACACGGAGATGTTGCCCAGCAGGGTCTCGCTTCCGGAGATGACGTCGAAGGCCAGCCGGTCCGAGGGCTGCATGTTCTCGTAACCGGCAAAAAGACGGTTGTACACCCGACGCATGGGCGCCTTGATGGCGTTGACCGCTGCGGTCAGGGTGCGAATCTTAAACAGGTTGTCCATGAGAATTTCTCCTTGCTGTTATGATTGTCCTTTAAGGTTTTCCGTTCATCGATCACTGTTCGCTGGGATTTACGCCCAGTCGGTGTCGACCAGAATGCCCCGATCCTGCAGATCCAGCAGGGCGGCCTCTTTCTGGGTGTCGGTGATGCCGCCCGGCCAGATCAGATCGCTGGTCCTGAATTTTCCCAGGACAAAGGCCTGGGCCAAAACGTCCTCGGACGTGGCATCGACATCCTCGACCAGGATGGCCCGCGCCGTTTCGGTTCCGTCGGCTCCGGCCGGGTTGAGCTGGTTGTACTGATTGCTGGCCGTTACCAGGCCCAGCACGGAGCCTCGGGAAAGTACCCCGGCGCCGCTGGCGATGGTGACCGGTTTCATTTCGTGGGTTTCGCCGGCGATAAGCTGGCTGACCACCTCGGTGTCCTGAACTTCCATGACGTTCCTCCTTGATGAGAATTAAATTTCGGGTATCCGTTTTAGCGGTTGGCCCGCTCGCCGATCTCCTTGCCCAGCTTGTACTCGGCCTCGGCCTCGGTATTGCGCTTTCCGGCCGCGCCCTTGGTGGCGATCTCGGCAAACAGCGGGCTTTCGCCCAGGGTGTCCAGAAACCCCTTGAACCAGTCCAGGCCGGACTGTTTCTCCTGGCCTTCGGCGAACTGGATCTGCTCGTCGGGCAGGCCCTGCATGAAGGCCACCAGACCGCCGTCGCGGATGGCCGGCGGGATGCTCCCTGCAGACACCTTGCCTTCGACCCATGTGGCGATATCCGCATCGCGCTGTTTTTTGGCCTCGGTTTTATGGGACTCGGCGAACTCGGCGCGCACCCGCGCTTCGGCTTCCTCGGCGGCAGTCTTTTTGGCCGCTTCCACGTCCGCCTCGCTGAAACTGGCGCCGTCACCGGTACCGGCGACCGCCGGCACGATCATGTCGATCTCCTCATCCTTGCCGCCCAACTTCTTGAAGATGTTCAGGGCGCTCCAAAATTCTGAAAACTTCATGGCTGATTCCTCCTCTATGGTTGGTTGTGAGGCCCGCTGGGCTTCTTCGTCGACATCCTGGATGTTCCATTCCGGGATGATGGCGTCAGCCTTTTCGGCGCCCTCTTTTTCGATGAAATATTCCCTCAGTTTCCGGAACACGCTGGTGATCGCCTGCCAGGTCCAGGGCGCCGGTTCGGCGAACTCGAAGGCAATGGCATCGTCGCCATCGCCGAATGCGATATTTTTAAGACCCTTGATGGCCGGCGGTGTGGCACCCAGGAAACCGACGTGGCGCAAGCGGCCGTCCGGATAAAACCCTGCCGACCGCTTCGGGAAACGGCCAGCTTTGACCATTTCTGCGAATTCGGGCTCCACGTTTTTAAACTTGGCCAGGAGAACTTTCTTGCCGTCGCGGGTTTCCGTTTTGACCGCCTGCACCAAGCCGTAGGCCGGGTCGTCATGCTTGGGATGGCCGATCACGGCCGGCGGTTCGTGAAAATTCGGATCGAAGGTCGCCACGGCTTTATCGATCAGCGGATCGGTATCGTATGCCTTTCCATTCATGGCGACGTGTTTGCCGCCGAAGCAGATCTCCACCCACCCGTCGAATCCCTTCGTTGAAGTCATGTGTATTTCTCCAATTCGTTTGATAGATGTTCGGCCAGGCCGGACGGGTATTTTGACAAATCCGGCGTCCAGTCGGTCTCCTCGCCCACGTTGTAGGCCCATCCCGGATCGATGCCGTTGGGAACGCTAACCGTCACGCCGGTGTTTTTGTCCGTCCAGTCGTAAGTGCCATCGTCCGGTGCGCGATCCGGACCGGACTTGCCCATGGCCTTCAGTTCGCGTGCGCTGATGGAAAACACCCGGCATTTGCATCCCCAGCCGTTGGGCGGATAGTGGGTTTTCCACCAGGGATCGTCCGCCGGCAGCACCAAACCGTCCCAGGCCAGATGCTGGGGCCGGGGATTGCGGCTGTCGCCGTGGCGATAGAGCAGATACGGCCGCAGTTTGAGCAGCTCCGGATCGGTCATCTGCGCCCAGCGGCCGGCGGCATAGGCCGTGCGGACATTGGTTTCGAAGATCACCCTGGTTCGCCAGTTGCGCCCGCCCTTGTAGGACCAGCCGTTCTTGGCCACGGTTTCGTCGAACGCCTTGCGGAAGGCGGCCAGAGTGATGCCTTCGGCAATGCCCCGGTCCACCGCCAGCCGCAGATCGTTGAGCAGATCGGCCTTGGTGGCGCCGGCCACGACAAAGGCTTTGGTATGCTCGGCCTGCCAGAGATCCAGCCAGGTTCTCGTGGGCAGGTTCAGTTTCTGCCGAAAGAAGGCGATGGCCTCCTCGAACGGTTGATCCTGGTAAATGACTTCCGGCATCGGCGAGAACTCTTTCTAAACCGCGTTTAAATCGGCCCGGATTCGTTCAACGGCTTTTGAGGCGACCCGTTGGCCGTCCATGTCCGAGATCGTTCGAATTTGGGCCTCTCAGGCGTTTTTCTCAAAATTTCTCAATTTCTCTCGTTCACATCGTACCGGCCGGCCAGCATGGCAGCGGTCGTGGCCTGCTGGATGAGCGCACCCAGGTCCCCGGCGTCCATGTACGGAAAAAGATCCGGGATCTTCCCGGAGATCTCTTCCAGGCTGCCGGCGGTCATGACCAGGTCGCGCACCGGTTCGACCAGGTTCTCCACCAAGGGCGCCGCCTCTTTGTCCAAATTAGCCGCCAGCTGGTCCACCGGGTCCGCATCAGGAATTTGCGGTCCGGCATCCTCGGCAAATTCTGGAGAATCGGTCGAGCCAGGTGATTCCAGCGTAAAATCGTCCTCTTCGAGGTTGTAGGTCCGCCGGTAGTAAACGGCGGTGAATTTCACGCCCTGGTTGGTCAGCTCGGTATCCCGTTTGGCGCGATCCTGTTGAACGTCGTCTTCCTCGAACCAGACGAATTCGGGGGACGCGGCGTCCGGAACGTTCAACTCAGTGATCCAGGAGAGAAACCGGTTCATGGAAGTGCTCACCATGCGCTTGTCTTTCTCCACGATATCGTCGCGCACCTCGAGATGGGCCTGGGCCGCCGCCCGGCTGCCGCCCTTACCGTCCAGTTCGGTGGACAATGTCTGGCCCAGCACGGCTTTGGAGATCTCCCGGTTGCATGCCGAAATCAGTTGCTCGTAGATGTCCGCCGAGGCACTTTTGCTCTGAAATTCGAGGGCAGAAATCGATTCGTCATTGTTGATCACGGCCACGGCGTCCTGGACCATCTGGATCAGATTGCTGCGCAGCTTGATGCGATCCGCGTCGCCGGTACCGCGCGGCACCTTGCCGATCAGCCAGGGCATGCCGAATTTTTCCGTGAAGATCGCCCAGAACTTGAAACCGCCCCGTTTGAAGGCCACCGGCCAGAAACAGCGCGACAGCACCCGCTCACCATAGGGATTCTGGTAGGTGGCATGGTGGCGGGCCATGAGGAATTTGCCATGGGGCAACAGTTCGCCGTTGATCATCTCGGATGCGGACAAAAAGCGCATGCGGTTCTCATCGTCAAACACGAACCACTCGGGCGGTTTGCCTTCCAGTTTTGCCGGCAGCCATTGGCGGCCTTTGTAGGACCAGGTGATCTCCAGGGGAGAGAGACCGTAAAAGGGAGCGTCGAGCATTCCCATGATGGCCTGGTAAATGTCCAGGCTGGCCAGGCTTTCCTCGGCGATTTTAAGGGCGCGCTTATCGGCCGGGCTGTCGCCTCCGGCGCGGATCTCCCATTCGCAGGACAGGGCGCCGGACTTGCGGCTATCGTAGCAGCTCCAGACATGGGCATCGGAGAGCAGTTCGCGGTACACCTCCAGGCCCAGTCCCAGCTTGGCCAGCACCGGGTCCGGATCGGGCAGGTAGCCGAACATGCCCCACCAGTCCATGGATCGGCTGCGGGTGGCGATATCAGAGCCCAGGATCTCGGGATCTTTGTCCAGTTCGATTGCCTGCGTGGGCGAGATGTAGAGTTTCATGATTGCCTCAATAAGCCGACATGCGCGGCCGGATATAAAAGCCGGCAGTGCGGTCGACCATGGATCGGGTGCCGGCGGTGATCACATTCGGAAAAGATCCGATTACGTCCTGACGGCTGGCGAAATGCGCGAGGGCCAGGGCGACGGCCGCATCGCCATGGCGCTTGATCTCCGTATTTACGAGGTCGGCATGGCGAAGGTGGGGCAGCTTGACGATGCCGTCGATGCGTTCCAGGGCGCGCAGGTCGTTTTTCACATTGGCGTCGCGGCCCAGATCGATGGTCTGGTCCTCGAAGGCGTCGACGAAAGCGCCCATGTTCTCCCGGTACCAGGCATCGTTGAGCATGACCTCGAAGATCGGTCCCAGATCGGGATCGCGGCCGTAGCGGTCGCCGGTGTATTCGGCCAGGATCGCCCCGTTGCCGGTGGCGTCCATGGCCGCTGCCCGAAAATTCGGGATATGGTCGACGATATGCCAGAGAATCTGCTCCTGCTGCCGGGTGGGCACGTCATGCATTTCAACCATGAACGGACAGCGCCGGGTCAGGTTCTGCTCGATGGAAAGAGGCGCGGTAACGGCAAGGTCCATGTGCCGGGCGTAGTCCTGGCCCAGGTAATGATCGCGTTTTGGGTCCAGGGTTTCTATAACCGGGTCCAGATGCTGGCGTATCCATGCCTCGCACCAGCTGCGCCGATAGGCCTCGCCCTTGAGCGCGAATTCTCGATCCAGGGTCAGGCGCAGGACCGGCCGCTCTTCGTTCATGCAGGCTTCGATGAGAATGCCGGGGATGGCCACGCCGCTGCCTTCGCGCGGGATGACATCCAGTTCCTCGCGCATGGCCGCCTTGTTGGCGCCATAGGCACCGCGCACGCGCTGGTACCATTGACGCTTGCCCTCTTCGGTGGGCTCCCATCCCTTGATCAGGCAGACCCGCTCATACAGTCCGTTGGCAACGGCGTCGTCGAAAGACACATGCAGGATTTTGAATGCGTACAACCCGGCCCGGGTATCCTGGACCAGCTGGTTGAACGGGTTTTTGGCGCCGTTGTGGGTGCTGATGATGCGGATCTTGCCGCCCCAGATGATCA